GCCAGCCTTGTATCGTACTACGACGGGAAACAGCGCAGGCCGTTGCGCGTATCAGGTTTAGGTAAGGATTACAACGTCATCACGAACATGGTCAAGACCATCGTTGACCGCTCGGTATCCATGCTCATGGGGGCGGGCGTGGAGTTTGACCTTCCAGGTGAGGGTGAGAGCGAACAGGACGCGATCATAAACCGCGTATGGGACGCCAACCGGAAAGACATCCTGCTGCACGACGTTGCACAATTTGGCAGTATCTATGGGACACCGGCAATCAAGATAATCCCGGATGGCAGGCAGGGCATAGATGGCAAGGTGACGCATAGGCTTGTCGCCTTGAACCCGTTCAACCTCACCGTTTACTCCGCGCCGGATGACATTGAGAATGTCACGGCTTACGTGTACCGCTGGAATCAGGGTGATACCGCTTGGCGTGAACTGACCGAGAAACAGGAAAACGGTCAATGGATCGTCAAGGTGCAGAAACTTGACAAGTCTACCGGCTCACAATGGCAGGATGAATCAGAGACGCTTTGGGATTACGACTTCCCACCGATCGCTCACGGTAAGAACCTGCCGAACGCTGGCAACCTGTACGGCTATTCCGACATTGAGGGCATCATTGATTTGCAGGACAAGTATAACGAGGCGCAGTCAAACGTAAATAAGATTCTATCCTTGCAGGCGTGGGCGCAGAAGTACATCATCGGTGGAAAATTCCCGCGCACAAAAGACGGCGCAGGTGGTGAATACCTTGACGTTGGACCCGACAAGGCGCTTGAAATTTCGAATGAAAACGCCAAAATTGGCGTTTTACAGCCATCCGGCGACATTGCTTCATCGCGCCAGTTTGCCAACGACATACGGCGTGACATCTTTGACATCGCCGGATGCGTTGACTCCGAGACCGTCAAGGATAAAGTCGGGGCGCTCACGAACTTCGGCTTGCGCGTGCTGTTCAAGAATGAACTGGCAAAGAACGCAACCAAACAATTACTCTACGGCGACCTGTTACTCAATGTGAATAACCGGTTGCTGAAACTATCCGGCTTCGACGGCGCTGACGCTGACCCAGGCAAGGTGGTATTTGGGGATCCATTACCGGTGGATGACCGGGAAGAAATCGCAACGGTCAAGGAAGAAATCGCGCTAGGGTTATTGTCACTTGAAACGGGAGCAAAACGCCGGAATATTGACTGGGAGATCGAACAGGAGCGCAAGGCGAAAGAGAAAGCGGAGTCCGCTACTTTGGGCGGTGACATGATACGTAACTTCTTGGCTGGTAAGTAGTGCCTAAACCCTTACTCGAAATATGGGAGTCGCTGAAACGTCAGGCTGAAAGGGCTGATGCTGACGCGCTCGAAAGGATCGCGCGCTCCTACGCTATGACTTATACCCGTGTTGAGTCGCAACAGCAGGCGCTCGTTGACCAGATCGAACTCCTGCAGAAGCAGGGCGCGATGACCGCGCAAAACGTGAAGCGGTCAAGGGCGTATCAGAACCTTATCAGCACAATAAACGATGAACTCACGGATTATTCAGCCTACCTACGCACAGAGATCACCACAGAGGCAACCGAGAGCGCAAAACGCGGATTCAGCGCAGGGAATGTCCTAATGATCGGGGCGCTGGCTTTAGCGCTCGGTGTAGAGGCGAAGAACGTACCAAAGAGCGCGGTCAAGGGTGACATGACGCTTGACTTCCTTGCAAAATACCTAGACCCGGACGGCGCGTTGTTTGCCAGGCTGAATGGCTTATCCGCGTATCACGGCGCACAGATCGCCAACGGGATATTAGAAAAGGTGGCGCTTGGTCAGAACCCAATGACAATTGGCAAGTGGATCACTGATTCTTACGGGATAGGGTTGACCGATTCGATGCGTATGATGCGAACGGTGCAGTTATACAGTTATCGGCAATCCAATTCCGAGTTACAGCGTGCCAATTCTGACGTGTTACATGGTTCGGTGTGGTGCGCTGAATTAGACGGTCTAACGTGTATGTCATGTGTGGCACTACACGGGCAGGTATTTGAAGCGGGTGCTATTGCGGACGATCACCACAACGGGCGATGCGCGATGCTGCCCTGGGTGAAAGGGGAACCCAACCCGATAGACCAATCCGGTGTGGACTGGTTCAACCAACAGAGCGAGGCTACGCAGCGCTCAATGATGGGGAATAGCAAATACGAGGCGTGGCAGGAGGGCAAATTCAACCTTGATCAACTTACCAGCAACTATCAAGACGAAGTATTTGGGAACATGAGGGGCGAGACGCCTCTACACAAATTATTAGGAGATGACTAAATGGCAGAGCCAACCAACGTGACTGAGACGGTCACACCCGTACCGGAGAGCGATCAGGTATCGACCACCGAGGTACAAAACACGCAGGAGGTCTTTGACGCAGAGCGGGCGAAGGCTTTGATCAACAAATTGCGTGACGAAGTAAAAGCACTAAAGCCGATTGAAAAGCAGTATCAGGAACTGAAATCCGCGGAGGACAAGCGCAAAGAGGCCGAGATGACCGAACTTGAACGCGCCCAAAAGCGGATCGCGGAGTTAGAGGGAATGACGAAAGCGCAGGCGCGCCGTGAGATGCAGCGCTCCGCCGCAGAGAAATACCATCTGCCCGCCGCCGTTGCTGAATTGATACCCGGTGACACTCAAGAAGACATCGACAAAAAAGCCGAGGAACTTTCAAAGGTTATCCCACAAAAACCAAACCCGACGCTGAACCCTACGAACCCGAATGGGAATGCAGAAGAAACAGAAGCGCAAAAGCGTGAACGCCTATTCGGTTCTTCGCATGACATTTTCAAAGGCGGCGGGATCAACTTACCTCAACAGGAGTAATAAATGGCAAACGAAACCACTTACGCCGGTATTTCCGGCCTTATCGCAAATGTTTACGAGACCGCGCTTATGGCGGCCCAGGAGGGTAATATCATCGCCCCCCATGTTACAGTGTTCAACGATAGCGAATCAGCCGCGCCGCGTATCTTCGGCTCTTACAGCGGGGGAACTTTTGCCTCTGTTGCCGAGTCCGCTGATATGTCTCAGCAGTCATTCAACGCTTCAGCAGGCGGAACCCTCACCCCGTCGGTGTACGGTTCTATGGCGCTGTTGACCATGCGGCGCATCAAGAGCGATCCGTCAAACGCAACCCGTGAAGCGGGTATCTATCTTGGAGAAACTGCCTCCGCGCACATTGACGCAAACCTGGCCGGGCTGTTTTCAAGCCTGACCGGTGGAACTGTCGGTACCGCCGGCGGTACTCTCACATGGGCGGACATTTTCAAGGCGCAGGCCTACATCCGCAGCAAACACGTTTTATCAGATCTTGTGTGCGTGATGCACCCGATGCAATGGTACTACCTGGCATCGGCTTCATCCGGCGTTCCTACCCTCATGCAGTCCGAGAAGATCAAGGACTCTGTTTTTGGACGCGCGTATCAGGCTTCATTTGGTGGTATTGACTTCTTCGTGGATGCCAATATTACCGGCGGAACCGCAGCGGTAGGAGGCATGTTCGCCCGCCCAGCTATTGCGCTTGACATCCGCCAACCGTTCACCATCAACCCGCAATGGAACGCGTCTTACTCTGGTAATGGCGCGTGGGAAGTGAACGCAAGCGTTATGTACGCTTACGGCGTCTACCGCCCGACTTTCGGTGCTCAATTGATCGGAACGTCATCGTAGCATAGGATGACGCTGCGCACGGCTAGAGTTACGTACTCGAAAAGGACACCTCCCATCCCTGCCGTGCGCAAAAGGGAGGCCATTGAAAGGGAGTCAATGACAGAACAACCAGCAGACAGCACCTTGACAACTGAAAAGAAGTTATCACTGAATTGGCATTCTAACGCGCCGTGGGCGCCAACCGGTTACGGCAACCAGACGAAAGTGTTTGTACCGCGCATCAAGGATTTGGGCTATCCGGTGAGTATCACCGCGTTTTACGGATTACAGGGCGGGCGCATGTGGCTGAATGATGGCACGGTGGTCTACCCGGTGGGTAATCACCCTTACGGGCAGGACATACTCGGAGCGCACGCGATGCACTCCGGGGCGAACGCAATCATCACCCTGATGGATGCGTGGGTGGTACAGCCGGAAAACGCGCTTGGCTTACCCTGGTATCCCTGGTTCCCGATTGATTGCGAACCGATACCGGCGAACGTGTACGCGATGGTCAAGCAGGCGACAAAGCCAATTGTCATGAGCAAATTTGGGCGGGATCAGGCAAAGAAAATGGGTCTGGACGTGTACTACGTTCCTCACGGAGTAGAGACAAAAGTATTCAAGCCGTTAGACCGCAAAGAATCACGGCGACGGCTGGGAATACCCGAACACCGCTTCATCATTGGCATGGTCGCAGCGAACAAGGGAATACCCCCGCGTAAAAGTTTCTACGAGGTAATTTCCGCGTTTGCCGCCTTCCACAAGATGCACCCTGACGCTCTGCTGTACCTCCACACAAATGACGGCTCAATGCCTGGGGATCACGTTGATTTACAGAAGTTTTGCAAGGTCATGGGGCTGAAAACCGGAATCGTGGATTGCAGAAACCTTGAGGATGACATTGATGTGGCTTTTGTTGACCAGTACCAGAACCAGTTAGGAATACCAGACGCTTACATGGTGGACATCTACAACGCTATGGATGTGATGGTGCTGGTATCGCTCGGTGAGGGGTTTGGCATACCACTCGTTGAAGCGCAGGCTTGCGGCTGCCCGGTGATTACCGGCGAATGGACTAGCATGGGCGAGTTGTGCTTTAGCGGATGGAAGATCACGAAGGCAGAAGCCGACCCGGTATATCAACAATACTTCGATGCGTTCCAGTACCGCGTAAGAGTGGACGCTGTAGTACACCGGATGCTCAAGGCTTACGAAATGCGGGGAAACAACGAGTATCGCAGCCGGGCAAGGGATGGGGCTTTAGCGTATGACGCGGATAAGGTAACAGAGAAATACTGGAAACCAGTTCTAGCGGACATTGAAGCGCGGATGTTTGAGGTGAAAAGTGAGTGACGTTATCAAGCCAATCGAAGAACTGACGGAGCGCGACATTGTACTTTACTTCTGGATTGAGACCATGCAGGACGGCAAGCCGCGTTTTGTGAGGGGTCGCAAGCGCTCAATGGATGAGGGTATCACCTTGTGCAGCGGTGACGTGAAAAGATACCTGGATTACCTACGGGGTGAAACATGCTCAAACGGGTAGCAGTAATCCTCACCAATTACAACATGCCGGAACGGGCGGACGCTATGGGGGATTACCTCACAAAGTACGCTAAATGGCCGCATGACTTTTATTGTGTAGACAACGCCTCCGACCTTGTACCACCATCAAAGTACACCAATGTCCAACTTGAAAAGAACGTACAGACAACTGGCGGATGGTTGGCGGGGCTGAAGGCGGCTGACGCAAGCGGGAAAGATTACCTGGCATACGTGTTCACGATTACCTCTTGCGACTTCCCGGAATGGCAGAAAAAGGATCCAATCGCGCCGCTTGCAAGGCTCCTACTCATTGACCATAACGCGGTTGGAGTACACCCGGCTCTCACCGATGACAGTACGACTGACTGGCACGAAATGAAAACGCGCGGCGGGTTTGATCCACGCCCAATCTGGCATTTGGATAATCTCTTTGCGATGTACCGGGCGGATTGGTTCAACAGCATTGGAAGGTTTGACCCTGAATTGACATACGCGCACGGGCCGGATTTAGAGACGGGTTGGTATGCACGAGATCAGGGGCGAGGATTGTTTATCCATGAGGGCGTACAAATTCGCAAAATCTCACAGATCGGTTACATCATGGACAGAATGCACATGACCACAGCGGAGCGCAACGCTAACGCAATGGAGGAAATGCAGCGGGTACTTGGTAGGAAGTGGGGCGCGTGGCCGGAGTGCTGGCACAGGCTTGTTACTGAGAATGTCACGCCGGAGATGAAATGACAGTATCCATTGTGGCGGTTGGTATTGACCGTTGGGAGGATTCGAGCCTTCCGATGATAGAAAGTGTGAGACGGTTCGAGCCGAACGCTGACATTATTCTGGTAGACAACGCGGCGGATGTACCATACCCGACAGACGCGGGGGCGCGGATTCTACGCCTTGACAAACGCGTGTGCATGTCAGAGGCAATGAACAGAGGGGCGGAATTAACGAAGGCTGATTGGATCCTTTTTGCCAATAACGACATTCTTTGTACCGCTCCATTTATAGAGATGGTCGGAGCGCTGAATAAAAAGACCATGTACGGCGTTGATATTTTGAATTGGTGGAAACGGCGCTGGATAGATGGTTGGGTAATGGCAATTTCAAAACAGGTATGGCGCAGGGTTGGCAAGTTTGACAGAAATTTCATTTACGCCGGATTCGAGGACGCTGATTACTGCTTCAGGGTTGAGCAGGCGGGATATAGGGTAGAAGAGTCCCCGCTCCCTTTTGTGCACAAGGAGTTGCATTCGAGGTTTACTATGCCAGATTACATGGCGAGACGTGAGGATAATATCAAGTACCTGTGCGAAAAGTGGGGGATCGTGCGGTGAAAATAGCGGTCATTGGTGAAACGCGAATGCCCGTACTCCCTTATGGGGCGGGTGGGCTCGGCAGGGCGACGCATGACATTGCAGACGCGCTATACCGCAGGGGGAGAAAGGTCACGCTGTACGCCACGAGCGGTAGCGCATTCAATGGCACCATCAAAGACCCGGACGCGATCTATTTTAGGGGTGATTGGGACGTGTGCCTGGATTACTCACACGACCACGCGGTATCAAGGAACTTTCCGGGTGAGCCGGTATTGAACCTGATAGGTGATAGGGAATGCCCGTATAGACCACCTAACGCGATTGTGGAAAGTATCTACATGCAGAGCCATTATCCCGGCGCGCGGATAGTCAAAGCAGGGTTGAACATTGGCAGTATTCCGTTTACGAGGACGGCGGGCGATTACCTGGTTTACATGGGGCTGAATGTAGGACACAAACAGCCGGACGTGGCGCGTGAGGTAGCAAGGCGGGCTGATAAAGAAATCAGGATGATAGGCACGGGGTTCAGCGAGGTTGATGAAGAGGAAAAATGGCGGATATTAGGCGGGGCGCTCGGTTTGTTATGCCCTTACACCATCGACGCAAGCCCGCGCTCACCGATAGAAGCCGCCGCGTGTGGCACTCCGACAATTTGCCTGGACGGTGACGGTACTAAAGACCATGTTGTAAATGGTATGACCGGGTTCGTGTGCAATTCGATAGATCAGATGGTAGACGCTGTTGCCGAATTACCGAAGTTGAGCCGTGAAAAATGCAGGATTTGGGCGAGCCAGACACACGACATTGAGACAAACATTATCGAAATTGAGAATCTCTTGTTTGAGGTCGAGGCAGGTCACAGATGGTAGATTATGCCGTTATTACCGCGAAAGACGAAGCCGATACCATCGGTGAACTCATTGACGCGCTCCGAGAGCAGGGTATTTATTCCGTTGTGATAAACGATGGCAGCCGGGATGATACCGGGTTTATCGCGGAGAGCAAGGGCGCGGTTGTCATCCATCACGCAAGCCCGGAAGGAATCGCGCGGAGTTTATTAGAAGCGTGGCAGGTTGCGGTGAACCAGCGCGCGGATCGCATTGTACAACTGGACGCGGGGGGAAGTCATGACCCGCGTGAGGCGAAAAGATTGCTTGACGCGCTGCACGGTTACAACATTGTCATCGGTTCAAGGTTCCTACCGGGATCCGTTTACGAGGGCAGGAACTGGCGCGCTAAGGGAAGCCGATTAGCGGCAAAGATGATGAACTTCGCAGCCACAGGCGCGTACCGGAAATACACGCTGACAGATTGGACTAGCGGGTACAGGGCGTTCACGAAAGACACACTCAAGCGGTTGTTACGTTGCGGGTACTATGAACGGATGCACCCCTGGCAAATCGAGGTACTCGTTGAAGCGGTCAACCTGGGGATGCGGTTTACAGAAGTACCGATCACCTACAAGGCGGGCGGGTCAAGTTTCAAATTCAGAATGCTAGACGGCGCGATCAGGCAATGGTTACGCATGTTGTACTCATAGGAGGCAGGGATGGCGGTTAGATCGACCATGACAAGATTAATGCAGTTGTTACGAGGGCTGACGAACGCGGGAACGGCTGACTACACCATCGGGCTGTTTACCTATTGGTCAAACGACCACATTCAAGACGCGCTCGATAGGCACTCCGTTTTTGTGAAGGATGAACCGCTGTACCCAAAAAAGTCACTTGATACGGGCGGGGTGATCTCTTACTACGATTACCAGTCAAAGCACAGGTTCTTTGAGAGCACAGACGGGGGAACGCTCCGTTTTATCGTCAAAGACAGCACGGGGACAGCGCAAACCGGATGGACGGCGAACTACGAGAATGGCGAGATCACCTTTTCAACCGACCAGGCGGGAGCGGTGTACTACCTCACGGGTACATCATTTGACGTGTACGCCGCAGCCGCTGACGTGTGGTATCAGAAAGCCGCTCACGCCGCCGACATGATAGATTTTTCCACCGATGGCCACAATATCAAACGCAGTCACCTGGTGCAGACCGCGCTCAAAATGGCGCAGCGGTATGAGAGCATGGCGGACGCGCCGGTTGGCAGCACTTCCATCGGTGAGATGGTACGGAGCGACCTGCAATGACACGAGGATTATCCGCTAAAGAACTCGCACAGATACGGGCTGACATAGCGGGATTACTCCCTGATACGTGTGACATTTTGGCAGTCACCCGAACCAGCGACGGCGCGGGCAGTTGGACAGAAGTATGGGGAACGGCAACGGCTGATGTACCATGCCGGTTGGATTTCACATGCCGGTTGGATTTCAGGAGTTACGGCAAGGAAGTGAACACAGCATACGCGCTCACACCATACAAGAGCGGGATTATCTCAATGGAATATGACGAGACAATTACCACAGCCAACCGCATCCTGCTCAACAGCGTTGAATACAATATCACCGGAGTCAATGACAACCAATCATGGATCGGGGTCAAGCGGGTGAGCGTGGAGCGTGTACCGTGATTAGTTACCACGTGAAAATTGATACAAAAGCGCTTGAAAGTTATGGCGAAGAAGTAAAAAAGAAAATGCCAGGTATTGTCAAAAAAAACGCGCTGGCGATTCAAGCGAACTCAGCGAAGAACGCACCGGTTAAGACGGGGGCATTGAAGAATAGTATGCAGGCTACGCCGGATTCCGGTGGTGAGGTAAACCGCTGGGAGATCGCGGACGGCGTTGAATACGGTGTACACCAGGAACTTGGAACGGCTGGCGGAATCACTGCGAAACATTTTCTTGGTAACGCGTGTGAAACGCAGGCCGAAAAGTTTTTTGGAGAAATCAAGGAGGCGCTGAAACCATGAGTATACCGGCATTGAACACCGCCATTTATACCGCAATAGGCGGTACGCTCACCAGCGCCGGAACAGCAGTGTTTTACCTCGCAGCTCCAGATGGTCAGGCGCTTCCCTACATTGTGTGGGATTACACGGCGGACATTGACGAGAATATGGATAGAAACCGAACACGCAACAGCCTCGTGTTCATCAGGGCTTACGCGTCAACGGCAGGAGCGGCGGGAACCATTGACGGACAGGTAGATGCGCTGCTGCACATGAAGGCGCTCACCATAACAGGGTGGAGTAACTTCTGGACGGCGCGGGAGAACTCATTTTCGAGTGTGGAAACAGACCAGTCAGGGCGTAAAGTCTTCATGGCTGGCGCTGAATATCGTATCAGGAATGATCTAACCTAACAGGAGATAGAAAATGGCAGAAATCACAGGCAAGGACTTAATTGTCAAGTGGGCACCAACGGCGGGCGGCACCATCGACCTTTCAGGCGATTATCGCACGCTCTCATACAAGCCGAGTATCGGCATGGCCAACGCTACGGCTGGCAGTGATGCATTTGAAAGTTATATCGCAACCGTCAAAGATACGCAGGTTAGTTTGACCGCCGTATCACAGAGCGCAGGAACCGCAACAGAAGACGCGCTGATCGAGGGAACTTTTGGCACGCTCACCATCCAACCGGAAGGCACAGCCGCCGGCAAGAGAAAGTACACCATCCCGGCGTATGCGCTAGGCGCGAATTTTGACTGGAAATACAACGACACCGTTGAGTTGAAAGTCGATTTCCAGGGCAGCGGCACTCGCACCGTCGGCACGAATTAGGCGGTGAGATGAGCGAAGTCACACTTAAAAACGGCAAGGTTGTTCATGTAGACGTATCAAGTATGACCGTAGCCGAGTGGCGCAATTTCGTATCACCTCGCGGGACAATCGCAGACGAAAATGCCGTAGTCGTAAAGTGTACCGGTTTATCCATCGAAGAAATTGAAAAACTGCCTTATCAGGAATTTCGGCGGATTGTCAAGGCAATCGTAAGAGATGCGAGAGAGCCGCTTGGCGACCCTTCTTAAGCAAGCGCGTCTACATGGCTTTCAAGTGGGGCGGGGACGCGCCACTTGAGGTCATACGATGGCAAATGGCTGAACGGTTCGGCTGGACGCTGGAGTACGTAGACGCGCTAAAACTGAAGGATTTACATGAGTATTTACAGATCGAAGACGGAAGAGCGAAGGCGAGGTAACTATTGGGAACACGTGTAGCAAGCATACTCGCTGAAATCGGTATAGACAGCTCAAAGTTTACATCCGGCTCAAAGGGTGTAATGTCAGGGCTGAAAGACATCATTGGCGGTTTTGGTAAAGCAGCCCCGCTCATCGGGATAGCCACAACCGCTTTTGGTATTCTGGTAGACCAGCTCAACAAAGCGGAACAAGCCGCAGTTGAGAGCGCAAAGGTAGATGCGAAGTTAGAAGCGGTGCTAAAGAGCACCGGAAACGCGGCTGGACTCACCGCAGGACAACTTGACCAATACGCAACCGCTATCAGTAAGGCATCCGGGCTGGATGACGAATTGATAAAGAACGGTGAAGCGGTACTCGCTACGTTTACGAAGATTTCAGGCGGTGAGTTCCAGAGCGCTATGCAGGCGGCGGTAGATATGTCCGCCGTGCTGGGTACTGACCTGCAGGGTAGCATTGTGCAGGTTGGTAAAGCCATGAACGATTTTAGCGGCTATACAGCGCTAAAGAGGGCGGGTGTATCGTTTACCGGCGAACAGATGGAGCAGATAGCACGGTTCAAGGAAATGAACGACCTCGTAGGCTATCAACAGATGCTACTGGCAGAATTGTCTACCGAGTTTGGCGGGGCTGCATCCGCTATCAACGCGGCTGGTGACGGCGCGGAGAATATGAAGGTAGCCGTTGGCAATTTGCAGGAAGCTATTGGTAAAGGTCTTATACCCGTCAAGCGCAGATGGAACGAACTAATCACCGAAAGTGCAGACAGCCTCGCGGCTAACATCGAAAAGACAAACGATGAACGTGACGCGATGGAAGAACTTAATATGCAGTATTTCAACGGGGTCGGTTACGTCAAGGATGGTATACGGATCACAGCGGAGTACGGTAATGAGTTACTAACAGCGCACGCGCATACAAAACTGGTAGGGGATTCACTGAATGCGATGTACGGCGCTGGCAAAACGGCAGCCGAAGGGCTTGGATTAGTTACAGGCGCTACAGAAGAATTTGCAAATGCGGTAATACCCGTCTCGGCATATATGGCTGACCTTACAACGCAGACGTTATTCAACCAGGCTGCAGCAGGTCTTGATGCGGACGCGGCGCTTGAACTGGCAAAAACAATGGGGTTGGTCAATGGCGAGTCAAAGATCGTTCTTGATGCACTATCCGGTTTACGTCAGCAATACGAGGATGGAAGAATATCGCTTGAGGAATACAACGAGCAGGTAGCGATCCTAAACGAGCGTATGGCGCTTATCCAGAGCAAGACCGTTACATTGACTGTTAGAACAAGCCTCGAAGATCAGTATGGACTTTGGGGGAACGGTCCGCACAATGCATACATTGGGCTTGCGGAGGGTAACCGCGCTGTTGGCGGTCCCGTGCTATCCCATACACCCTATGTAGTAGGTGAGCAGGGTCCGGAGTTGTTTGTTCCTAATGCGAGCGGGAACATTGTACCAAACGATGAACTGACAAAGGGCGGATATAACAACGGTGGTGGGTTTGATTACGCCCGCATGGGCGAAGAATTAGCAATGGCGATGATGCGGATAGGGCTGGTGCGGTAATGACAGACACAGCCGTATACCCGACAGTCACCTGGTACTACCATGACGGAACGCAGTGGGTAGACATATCCGCTTATGTATTCCACCGGAGCGGAGAGAGCGGGCGTTATGGGTGCGGAAATAAACCGCTTGATCGCCTCGCACGCACAGGGGAACTTAATTTCACACTGGATAACAGAACGGGAAGGTTTGACCCTGATGACACTGACTGTCTCACCGGATGGGGGTATAACACGAAAGTAAAGCTCGTTGTCAGTTACGAGGGATACTCAAAGACGCTTTGGTATGGCTCGGTTAGTAAGATCAGGCTGAATGACAACGTAATAAACGACCACACCGCAAGTGTTACAGTAGTGGACTGGCTCGATTACGCCTACCGCTATACCATCAATCAGCAGAGCATCGAAACGTACAAGCGCGGCGACCAGGTGGTGGACACAATCGTGGACGCGGTAGGCCACACCCCGCAAGCCACAGAATACGCGGTAGGTGATTACGAGTTTGAAGCCGCGTTTGACAGCATGACAGTCAAGACGAAGGCGGCTACCGAGTTGAATAAGATCGTGCTATCAGAGGGCGGGTACTTCTACAACCGGCATGACCGCACGACGGGCGAAAAGTTGGTATTCGAGAACGCCACATATCGCAACGGATTGCGGACGCTCTCAAAGTTACCGGAATTATCAACGTCGTACCTGCTGAAAGCCGGAAGCGCAACCGATCACGTTTTACTGGCTGGCACAACGGACAAGGTACTGATAAACACCGTCACGGACGCACACATGAACGGGATAGGCGAGCGGTACGAGCGCTCTCACGGTGAGAACATCATCAACAAAGTTACAGTGACCGCGTATCCAAAGAGAACGGACACAGAGGAGCAGACGCTATACTCGCTGGGCGAGGTGATAAGAATATCATCCGGCGAA